TCAGCTGTGCTTGGAACAACTAAGTTAACATCACTTTCATTGGTATTCGATGATTTGTCAGTTTTCATTCCGCCAAATTCTCTAAAGTCCCAGTAGCCTGTTCCTGTTAAACCGATAATTGGAATATCACCGTCATCGTCTTCTTCGTCTAAACGTGCGTATGAATCTCCACCATCACCACCTTGACATGAAAACCATATTCTTTGTAATACTAAGTGAAGACAAGATGCTCCGTTCTCGTTTGTTGCCATTGCCGAAACGTCACCAAATACTGTTGTTGCACCTGATCCGTCTGATTGATTTACTATTTTAATAACTACCCTTGCATCATTTTGTTGCATGATAGTTGGTCCTGTTACTACGTCTGCCATAATCCCTCCTTAATCAAGATTACTAGATGGGGCCGAAGCCCCATCATATTTTATTTATTAACCGTTATTGTAATCAAAAGCTGCGCCAGTGATTTTAATAACTATTTTACCTGCTGTGTAAGCTGCTTCAGTAGCATCTCCAGTAGTCAAGTAAAGATATTTTTTAGTTAATGCTGCAAGTGTTGATCCACCATCAGCAGAAGCATAAAAACCTAAAGTTAAATCACCATTATTAAATAAATTTGTTCCACTTGTTACTGCTGCATTTTCTGCATCAGTAGCTGTAGCTGAACAATCTAAATTAATATCTGGATCTCCACCTGTTGGTACTTCTAAGCATGCCATTTCGATTTCGAATGGAATACCATTAACTCCAGTTGTTAGTTCTGCGATGTAAGCATTAGCTGCTCCACCATCAGTACCAATAACATCATTAGCTGAACCACCACAAGCTAATCCACCATGAAGGTCAATTAGAATAGTAGTGTAAGTTAGACCACCAATTTTATTAACAAAAGTGTTAATTGCATCATCAGCAATTCCTGACCCATGCGCATTTGGTGTGATTTTGAAAATAGTAGCTGCTGTACCTAAACTTCCATTGTTAGTACCTGTTGAAGTACCTACTGCTACAATGTTGTTACCAGTACTCGCAACTTTTTCTACTTCCATACCACCAGCTGCTTTTATAACAGCATAATCTACAAATGCTCCTGTAGTTGTGTTCTTAGTTGTTGCTTTTATATCGCCATCGGAACGTACCGTTCCATTAAACGTTGTTGTTGCCATAATTAAATCCTCCTAGTTTCTGAACATAGTCTCTAGGCCGTCGACTACACGCGTCTATGTTCTAAATTAATTGTATAGTGATGAATTTATATGTTATTTTTTGATTAAGTGCAAGAGATCCCTGCATAAAAGTACGATTTCAGCGATGTGGCGTTTATCTAAGTTGCCACAGAAACTTGGGCAGCTGAATCACTGATTTTGTTTTCTCTATCAGCAACTTTAAATTCTTCAGCTTTGATCTGAGTGATGATACTTCTAATTTTCTCATCAATGTCGACCATATTAAGAGTATATTTTCAATGTTGATTATACTCATACTGCCACCCTAACTCCAAGGACCTCTTTTGTTTGTATAGGTCTTCGGTCATTACTAACCTCCTCATAGGTTATTCTGTTCAACGGGGAATACATTCCCGTTGATTCCCACTTTATACTCTTTTCTCCTAACTTGTCAAGGATAGAATCTTCAAGGGATTTAGCATTATCTTCAGCTAAAACTTCAAATTTAGCATGATAATCATATGCCCAAATATTTATGAGGAATTTCTTCATTTTCTTACCTTATTTTTAAAATGAGGCGGTTTTAAGGCCGCCTCATTAATTAGTTATTACGCACCTTCAACACCGAAGATACCTCTATAGTCGGATACTCCAAACGAGTATCTTTCTCTAGCTTTGTATCTAACGTTGCCAGTATCGAAATCACCTTCCATAGCAGTTTTTAAAGCTGCTCTTTGGAACATTTTCATACCGTTAGGGACATCAGTAATGATGTACCAACTGTCAGTGTCAGTTAAGAAATTGTTCACTCTATAACCTTGAGGAACCATTCCCATAGACGCGACGGCGTTGATATCATTATCTGCTGTTCCAGTTCTGCCTGGAGATTTCATTAATCTCTCAGCATTGAACTGATTAGCTGAAGGAATGACCATTTTCATTCCTCTTGATGCGACTCTGATTCCACGTTCATCAGTCATGCCAGCAATGTCAATCAATGCTTGCTCTAATGATGTTTCGTTTAAGTCTGCTTGAGTTGTTAACGTATTTGAAAACACCGGCCCAATACATGGATGGTTTGTGGTAAACAAAGAAACAGCGTCCCCTGAATCATAGTTGTCTGTAGTAGGCAACCCTTGATTAAAAGGTACAACTGCTTTGAGTTGTTTAGCATTAGACATGGATCGTGCCAGTGCTTTTGTATAACGAGACGCGAGTCTGTCATACAAGTTATCTTCCATTGCTTCTTCAGTTAAAGCAAATGCAAGAGCTACTGTTTCATTAGTATATCTTGCAGTAAATGTTTCTTGTGCATTGTCGTAAGCAACTGCTGAACCTTCCGGTTTAACATATGCGTTAGCAAAGCCAGATAACATTACTTCTTCTTCAAAAGCTCTGTCAGATGACTCAGTTACATAAAGTTCTTTATGTTCCTGATCGTATCGTTTGTACTCCAAGCCAAATAAAGCATTAAGGCCTGGTTCTAGTTCTTTAACTAGTTGTTGTCGTGATATAGCCATAATTACTCCTTATCCAGCTCCTACAGCGCCTGCACCGTTACCAAATATGTGCTGATTAACTAAAACACGCCAATTTACATTAGCGGCTGTTAAATCACTATTTTTTGGATCACGGGAGACACCAATTATTAAAAGTTGAGCAGCGGCATCACTAGAAGCAGCAATTGTGCTGTCATCTAGTTCAGCTGAACTCACCCCGTTTAAAGTACTACCTGATGCTATGCTTGACGATACCCAGTCGGCATTAGAAAATACATCCGCTTGTGCTGACGCACCTGTGTTGTCTGATTGAACTTCAAACATTTGACTAGGACTGTCATAAACAAAAGCTTCTATATTTGCGCTAGAAGGCGGTGTTATGCTTCCAGGATAGTAGTTTTTAAACGTAGGTTTCAATGTAGTTGGGTCGTTGTAGAAACATCCCCAGAATGCGCCCATATTAGGTACAGCACCGGCAGTTGAGGCATCGACATAGCCTGCAGCTGCGATAACTGGTGAACCTTGAAAGATTGTGCTAGCATCGCCAGCGACAATCGTATGGGAACTCATTCCAGTGGAATCATCTTGTTGACCAACTGACTTTAACGGTCTTAGACCGAAAGCGGCATCTTGATTTGCCATAGTTGTTTCCTCCGTTGTCTATAAAATATAGACGGTTAATTAAATTCGTTGATTGCAGAAATTGTTAATAAACTATTTCTTACCACCACCGAAGGTTTGCGTCGAGTGTCTATCAACAGTGATAGGCATACTCGGGTGCTGATCCCTCAGTAGATCTGTTTTGATAGCATCGTCTTGGTCCTTAGCTTTATCAGCATAATACTTTTGACGTGCTTCGGCGATCTCGTTAGGCACTCTGGCCAGCAACAGCCCACCAACTCCAATGACGCCTGTATATTTACCGGATTCAACAACGGGATAACCTTGATCTTTGAATTCACTAGCCATAACTAGTGTGTATCCAGATCTTAGTCGACCTGAAATATTTTTTTGGTCATCAAAACCAAGACTTTCAGATCTTATCCAACGGTGCCTGAATCCATCTGGTGCAGGCGGCGCATCTAAAGATGACGGCGGTGTCCATACAACTTCTCGAGCTTCTTTAGCTCTAGTTTCGGACGCGCGAGGGGCTTTTTTCACTTTATCAGTTTCCATATGCTTAGGTCTCCTTCACGTTATTTAATTGTTTCGCATACTCTTCCAGTGGCACATTCAATTTATTAGCAATTGCTACTTGTGAGGATGTGAGTTTCACAGTTCTGCGTCCATCTTTGTAACCTGTTCGCGTAGCCGAAGCTACAGTTTGTTTAGGTTTGGACGTTTGTACTGTAGTATTACCAAATTTGTTGGGGAATTCAAGCTTTATTCTTCGATCCAATTCTCCATAGTAATCTGTAGATTGTGGATCGTAGCCTTCATCATCAACCAACTTCTTATGGAGATCAAAAGCTGTATAGGTCATAGCATTATCTTTGCCAAACCAACTGTTCTTTTGTGCCCATTCGGTTGCTCTTGCATCCGGTGTAGGTTGAATAGGGGCTTGAGGTATTGTCCCTTCACTTAAGGTTTTACGTTGTTCTTCTTCTTGCTTTTGAGTTACTTTCATTTCAGCAAGTCTTGCTTCTTCATAACCCAATTTAGCAATTTCTTTTTGTGCAGTTACTTCAGCGCCAATATCATTCGCTTCTCGAGCATTTTTAAGTTTGCTTTCAGCGGCAGTTAGGCTGGAAGTAATTCGATCTTCCATCTCTTTGACATAACCCGTATCTAATTTAGCGAGTCTATCTTTAAGAGATTTCTGTTCTCCTTGCACAGATTTTGCGTATGTGAGTGCAGCTTCTCTTTGACGTTCTGCTTCACGCATACGCTTTGTTAGTTTAGCAATACGTACTTTTACGCCTTTGCTATAGTCTTCTAGTTCTTGTTTCTGGTCTTCTGTTTCAGGTTTGCTTTCCTGAACATCAGGCTGCTCATCAGATTTCGCAGGTGCGTCATCGGGCTTAGCAGGCTCTTCAATAGGTTTTTCATCTTTTACCTCCTCTTTTACTTCTACTATTGCTTTGTCTTTTTCTTCTGGCAATGTGACTTCAACATCCGGTCCACTGGTGTCAATATCAATTGTTTTTTCTTCTTTGACTTCTTGAGCCTTTTTTTCTTCGTCAGGCATAGTTTCCTCCTATGTTAATATTCATGCAAGATATCCTCTGGATTCTTGATGGTTGCCAAAATTTCATCATCATTTAACAACCGTACTTCACCACCCTCTATTTTTATTCTAGACCCCGCATAACGAGCGAACATAACCCAGTCACCCACTTTACACCAAGGTCCTTGTTTATAACGATCTTTGTCCCGATAACAATCGGCACCCATCGCTAATACGTTTCCACACTGAGAAGCCACTTGTTGCTTTTCTAATGTGTCTTGTCCCATTAAAATTCCCCCTTTAGTTTTTTCTCCCATCTTAAAGGGTAGTACAAGAATTCTCCAACCTGTGGGTTGCGGGAGCTTTGTTGATTCTTTGGTAATTTGTTTTGATTTTTTTAACCCAACGAGATCAGCTTTTGGTAGGGTGATCTTGGGGCTTGATTGTAACAATGTTTCCGTCTTCATTTGGCTCCTTGTTTTTTAGCAGGTTAGAGATTTCCTGTAAAATATAATGATACGTTCGTATCTGACCTAACATATATTGATATTTTTCAAAATTGTCAACACCAGTGACCATGCCATTAACAACATCATCGCGTCTGAGTTCTATTAACTTCTTTAATTTAAATAATAATTGGACTCCGTCCATAATGCTTTCTTAAATTGTTAGACTCTTCCACCTTTCATGAAAGCTCTTCCTAATCCTCTTTGAGCAGCTCCACCACCTTGAAGCGGTGTTCTTACTTCTACTCCACCACTAGGATAACCAAATCTATTGTTTCCTAAGACCGGTGAATAGCCAC